TTTAAGCATTGGAATTAATCAAGATACTATGCACGAGTGGGTTTCAGTCCATCCAAACTTTTCCGAAGCCTATAAGATAGCGAAGTTAAAACAGGAACAGTTTTTAGCCATTAATGCCATCCAAGATCGTTATAACGCAAGCTTTGCGTGGCGCACTATGATGAATGTTTGCGGCTGGCGTGATAAACAAGATGTTGACCAAAAAATAAAACTACCACCAGGACTAAAGATTTCTTTTGAAACAGAATGAAATTGAGATTAAACTACCGCCTAAGTTTAAAGGGTTGTTTAAACCTGCAAGATATAAAATATACTATGGTGGGAGAGGCGGTGCTAAAAGCTGGACGATAGCTACAGCGTTAATATCACGGGCGTACACAGAGCCATTACGGATATTATGCACAAGAGAATTTCAATCATCAATAGCAGACTCAGTACACAGATTAATATCAGATCAAATACAGGCATTAGGTTTATCTCAATGGTTTGATATAACACGCACGTCGATCACAAGTACGGCGGGCGCTCAGTTCTTTTTCAAAGGGTTAAGGCACTCAATACAGGAGATAAAATCAACGGAGGGCATCGATATTGTATGGGTTGAGGAAGCGCAGGTAATATCGCAGAATAGTTGGAGAATCCTCATTCCAACTATACGAAAAGAAGCCTCTGAAATCTGGATATCGTTCAATCCTGAGATGGACACAGACCCGACATATCAGCGGTTTGTGATTAATACTCCGCCTAATAGTGTAATAGAAAAGGTTGGATGGCAGGACAATCCCTATTTTCCTGATGTATTAGACGCTGAGAGGCGTTATATGCTGTCAATAGACCCAGAAGCATACCAACACGTATGGGAGGGGTTTTGTAGGCAGATCAGCGACGCACAGATATTCAGGGGTAGGTTTTCAGTTGAAACATTTGACGAGCCACCACCAAACACACGATTGTATTACGGATTGGATTTTGGTTTTTCTCAATCACCAACGGCGCTTATAAGATGCTGGATTAATAATAAAACTCTCTATATTGATTATGAGGCATACGGGATAGGGGTTGAGTTAGATGATATGCCGGAATTTATAGGCGTTGTTCCAGGGGCCGACAAGTGGCCGATAATGGCAGATAATGCAAGACCTGAAACCATTAGTCATTTAAGGCGTAGGGGTTATAATGTAGAGGCAGCACCCAAATGGGGCGGGTCGGTTGAGGATGGAATTGCCATAATAAAGGGATTCCAACGTATTGTGATACATGAGAGATGTGAGCATACAGCAACGGATTTTAGGTTATATAGTTACAAGGTTGATCAGCAGACAGAGGATGTGCTACCATTGATTGAGAAGAAGTGGGACGACTGTTGTTTGATTGCGGGAACAATGGTTGCAACAATCAACGGAGATATTCCAATAGAAAACATTAAAACAGGCGATCTCGTTTTAACTAGGGATGGATATAAAAAAGTTTTATTTTCAGGTGCAACTGGACACAATAGACCAATTGTAAAAGTAAAAATAGGTAAAAAAACAATTGTTTGTACGCCAGATCATAAAATTTTTTTAGAAAAAAAAGGCTTTACTTTTGCCGATGCTTTGCGTTATGGTGACCTATCATTAACACTAACGGAGGATAGGTCATGGTCGAAACAATTAAATACAACGGGAACACGTATAGAAGGTATCCGGCCAGTCGTAATAGAACATTTAAGTTATATTTTTACAGAATGGAAAACAAAGTTAATAAAGTCCCTGTCGCACTACATAGACAAGTATGGCAAGATTATAATGGAGATATTCCTAAAGGATATCATATCCACCATAAAGACGGCGATACATCAAACAATAATGTTTCAAACCTTTCCTGTCTTTCTCCAGTCGAACATTACAGCAAACACAAGCGAACCGAAAAACAAAAAATCGAGAATAAAATCCATCTTGATAAAATTAGACACCTTACTAAAAAATGGCATGCAAGCCCTGAAGGTATTGAAAAACATAGAGAAATCGGGGCTCTCACATATAAAAACTTTATTCCAATCGAGAAAGAATGTAAGCAATGCGGCTGTATGTTTCTACCAAAACAAATTGGCAACAGAGACAAATTCTGTTCAAACAAATGTAAATCTGCATGGAGGAGATTATCTGGCATTGATGATGTCAAAAGAGAATGCGTGTTGTGTGGGAAGCTCTTTACCTCCAACAAATATAAAAAAGCCAAATATTGTTCAAAGTCGTGTTCACAGCGTGTTGCCAGTAGGAACCGCAGACCACGTTTACGATCTAACAGTGGAAGATTCTCATGAATTTTTTGCAGAGCCAAATTTCTTTGATAATTGTGTATATCAGGATTTTCCAGGGGGATAAGATGATAAAAAATTGTGAGCAATGCAATAAAGAGTTTGAAGCAAAAAGGGACACGGCTAAATATTGTTCAACCAAATGTAGGAAGTTAGCGTTCTTAAAAAAGGACATTACCGTTCCTGAGAACGATAAGGGTCGAGTTAGCGTTCCAAAAACTACCGTTCCTAAAGTTAGCGTTCCTTTAAGTTTTAATGACATATATTCGCCGGATTATGATTTATCTGAGGAGGGATTTATCCGAAGGAATAAAAACTGGATGGACTTTTCAGAAAGATTCAGGGAAAACATTAAAACAGACATCAAGCGAATTAGAAAAAGAATAATTAATGGAATAAAAGAAGCCAAGAAAGACCGAAAACACACTTTAATTAATCCACTATTAAATACAACGCTCGCACCTAAAACATGAAACCAATAATTAAACTCATAACTCATAAACATGCTTGGGAATTATACCAGGCCCGCTGAGACGAAGCTATCGTTACCAATCAGCCATTAATTGAGAACCCCTACTGGTTTGAAAACACCGAAACCGGCCAGTTATATTATAATATATTTGCCTGTATAGGATGGCCGACAGAAGTAACCGATAAAGATCATGGACTCCCAGGATATGCAGCAATTGTTGGAGTAGTCAGGCCGGATGACTCAAAAGAACACACCGACCCAACAAACGCTGTATTTCAACTATTGGCAGAGGCACAATCGGCGGATATTCTAACGTTATTAGACAGTTGTCTCGAAATGCGAGAAAAGTATGGATACGGATGCCAACCCGATTTATTAAGAGTTTGGCTGGGAGATGCGGAGAGGTTTTTAACGTCCTTAGCACTTTATAATGAAAGACTATTACGCAAGTATAATAATGGAAATCACGCTTTACTTGTGAGTCCGCCGGATGATTTTTACACACCTTCTGTATTTGACCAGTATGTTAGGAGTTTAAGAGCGAGTTTGCTTCCTGGGAAAATTAGATTCTATTTCGGCGGGAACGATATATTGAGAAACAGGCTAAGAGAATTTAGATCGGACGACCCTGCGGTTATGGCAATAGGTGGGTTGGTTCATTCGCTTTTAAATAGATGTATGTGGATGAAACAGTCTGAAAAAACTATGTTTACAGTAAATGAAGATTCGAGGGCGGCATGAAAGATTTCTGGACAATCATAATCATATTCACAAGCGGTTCCTTTATTACCATGCTCGGTGTTTTTTTAGGTAGTTGGGTGATGTTTAAAGGCCAGTCGGCTGTACCGAACGAAAGTTTTATAGGTAGGTCTCCTAAGGGTGATGCGTTTACTATTAGCGACGGCCTTGACGAGCCTGAATTCCCAGATGAACCCGGAGAAGATGAAAAGAAAGTGTTGGAACGAACTAATGATTTTTTGAGAAGCTTAGGAGTGTAAATGGAAAACTTAAGAGTTCAATGCCCCGGTTGTAAGCGTGTCATGCACAAGACAACTGCAAACTACAATCCTGACGTGCGGCCAAACGGAGCTATGGTTAGTTTGTTAGATCCTTGGAAGTCTCGCGGATGGGATTGTTTTGATGACGGAGGCCGGTGTATGTATAGCACCATGGCCTCAATGATGAACTGTCCGGCTTGCGCTGCTGCATTAGCTCCAAGTGGTAGATTGACGATCGTACCAGAACCGGAAAAAGTTAAGACACAAGCTGAGATTAATCAGGAAAAAATCAAAGCCACACAATCCGATGTAGAGAAAATTCCTGCCGGTTTTCCATGCCCTGAATGTGGCAAGATATGCAAATCTAAGTTTGGACTGGGTAGCCATATGAGGATGCATAAAAGGTAAGGAGAAAATAATTGACACGGACATAATATATAGTGTAGAGAGTAAAAAAGAGTACTATATTAATGAAAACATCAAAAAAACCAAACTCGAAAGAGCACCAGTTCTATCAGCGCTATCCTGGTGCAGCCAAAAGTGACCACCTGGTCATTCGGAAAGATTACGGGCTGATGCACTGCTGTGAGGTAGAGCGAACGAAAAAAAACAATGACCGGTCTCAGGTTAGAGTAATTAACCTAAAAGGACGGACTCCCTTTGACGATAAGAGGGATAAACGGGATTCTAATTATTGCATCCAAAGGAACTATTCTTACAAGGATGGTCCGGTTTTTGGCGAAACCGAAACGACCAAAGCAAGGTGTTTAGGCTCACAATACGAGTCGCCCGATAAGGCAATTTGTTTTTTCCCTCTGGGTTTTTAACGGTACCGGAGTCCCTATATAGATTAAGGTAGGGATGCAAGGAAAGATGTCCTTTTTTTGGATAGAAAATGACCAGGTGGTCATGGAATGAATAAATACAGATAGTTACGAAAAAACCGATGTGAGCTATAGGATAAGCCGATGAGAAAAAGCAAAGAATATTTATTTAAACATAAACAACAATTTAACCGTGCTCGCACATTAAATGAGAAGCATCAGGGTTTATCGGCAGAAGAGCTGTTGGTAAAATATTATACTGAACACCCAAGGCCAATTAAACAAGGTTTAGAAAGAGTAAATAGAATGTTTAGGAGATTTGATTGATGCTTGATGATAAATGGGATCTACAAACAGCGCCTCCCCGCGGGCATAAAGACGTAGCATCATACGCAGAAAATCTTTTTGATATTGCAGATGCAGAGAAAAAGCGATTAAAAAAGAATGAAGATTTTCTTTTAAACTATTCCCTTTATCGTGGTAAAAAACAAGTCAACATTAAAAATTCTCAATCCACTCCTGTAAATTTATACTTTTCCAATATTGAACGAACTGTAGCTAATATCACGGCACGGCAACCCCAAGGTGAAGTCGTTGATTTGGATGGATTTGAAGACGATGCTGAAGACATCCTTTCGATGAAGCTTCAGAAGTGGTGGAAACAGACCAATCAGCAAACCAAAACCAAAGCTACAGCACGGACAATGGAAGTTTACGGCATAACAATTGAAAAGCCGTTATGGGACAAAGTTAAGACAAGACCTGACATAATGCCAACAGACCCTTTTGCCTTCTTCCCCGCACCTGGGAATTGGGATAATATATCAGAAGAAGCCCCTTATATTTGTTTTGCATATCTTGATTTTGTCAGCAAAGTTGAGAAGGAGTTTAACGTTAAAGACATACTCCCAGAGAACGCCTATGAACTATTAGGAGCTGTGAGAGAAGAATACAAAACTACTCAACAGCAGCAGAGAATAGGCAATTATGATGATGCTCTGATTTCTGCTGACAGGCAAAAGGGTGCTGATGAGAAAATAGAGAGATGTCTTATAAAAGAAATATGGTTAAGAGACACTTCAACCCATATCGTTACTGAAGAAATCCCTATTTTAGACGAAGACGATATACCGATTCTTGATGAAAACAATAATCCCCTGGTTGAAATAATTAAAACAAAAAAACAAATCTATCCTGATGGAATACGCAAAATAACCATATGTAAGGCAAAAAAAGATGGGTCAACAGACAGTTGTGTTGTTTTAGACGATAGTGCAAATCCGAACATTAACCCATCGCTTCCAGTAGAACTTGCATCAAAAACATATCCTTGGGGCAGGCTTCCGGTTTATACGGCTAATTCTTACAAAGATTTAATTTCAATTTGGGGATTTGCAGCCGCTGAACAGGTTGGTGATCTTTTGATTAAAATCAACAAAATACTCACTAAACTTGTTAATTATGTTATTAATGTCATGGCTCCACCGCTAATAGTTCAACAGCATTGCGGGATAACACGGGCAATGATAGAGGAAAGCTTAACAAAAGGTGGTAGGTTAGTATTAATGCCATCAACCCCGACCGCTCGTATTGAGTTTATGCAGATACCGAACCTTCCAGCCACATTCTTTCAGGTGCTTGATTTAATTGTACGGTTCTTTGATAGGCTTTATGCCACTGAATCCGCCGATAGGGGTGAAGCTCCAAGGGGTGTGGTAGCTGCCTCTGCAATAGTCGCATTACAGGAACGCAACCAAGTTCTCATGCAAGCCAAAACGTCTGCAATAGAGTCAATCACAGAGGAAAGGAGCCGTTGGGCTATAGGACTATGGCAGAATTTTGGTACAAGCACGGAGCTTATAGAGGTTGCTGATGAGATGGTTCCATTTGTCGGTGTTAATTATGCAGGTAGAGAATTTTCATATGTAGTAGAAAGCGGCTCATCAACTCCAAGGACTTCATTGCAAATTCAGGAAATAGCTGGTAAATTGTTTGAATTAAGAGCTATAGACCGGAGAGCGTTGCTTGAATCGGTCAATTTCCCAAAATGGCAAGAGATTATTGAGCGTATGGGTGAAACCGAACTCGATGCTGCTCTACAGATTTTAATTGATGCCGGCTTACCCGAAGAACAAGCCATGCAAATGAAACAATTTTTAATGCAACCGGGTCAAAATAAGAACAATCCTAAAACCACTGGTGAAAAAACAGCAAGGCCGGGCGTACCCAAAGAACAACAATAGGGGATAGGGTCATTCTCGAAAACTGGCGTTGCAGGAGTAACGTGGCATAAACGAACCCAAAAATGGTGTGTTACTATCGATAAAAATTACATTGGGTTATTTATGGATTTAGAAAAAGCTAAAGAAGCTCGTAAACAAGCAGAACAAAAATATTGGGGGAAGAATATTGCCACTTTATAATTTTGAATGTTTATCTTGCGGAAGTATAAAGGAAGAGGTTTTTCATATAGATGATTGCCCTAAATCAATTCTTTGTGATTGTGGGAGTCAGGCTAAAAAGGTTATAATGATAGGGCATGGTGGCTTGCAATTAGACCGAGAGCGTAATATTCCTTGGCTAAAATCAGCAGTTAAAACACTTCAACCTGATTGCGAAAGACCGATAACGACAAGAACCGAGTACAATAACTACATAAAAGAAAAAGGTCTAATGCCAGTTGGATAGTGAAATGATTGACAGTTTATTATCAGACATAAAAAAACATCTTGCAAATTCGCTATGGTTTGTGAAATGGTTAAGCACCAAGCCTACTGGACAGTTTATAATTAAGGTTGATATAGGCCAGGGTAGCGTGAGGGGTAAGCCTAAAGTATCTATAACGGAGAATGTATGATGGGATTAAGTAAAAAAGTAATTGACAACCATATCAAACAAGAGTGGCGTACTGAAAAAGACGTATTATGCTCTTTGCCTTTTTATTCTGAAGAAATGGCAAAAGCTTTTCATGATGGAATGGTTCAATATATCTGCCATATGCGCTTTAGGAAAAAAGGCAACAAAAACCCTATACCCACTTCTCCTTTTGATTTGCCAAAAATCAACGGTTGTTATGGAGTAAATCAACTTAAAGGTAAAGATGCTTCAAATAAAACATTAAGAGATATGTGCGCTAAAAACGCAATAACCGTATTGTTAGAACATGCTAAAGATAATTATGGTTTTAACTGGGAAGATTTTGAGGTCTGGAATATAAACACACATAAGTTTGAGGCTGTACGTGGCGTTGCATAGACGAAACAGTATAAACGATTGCTATTTGTACCAATTTGAGAGCGGTTTTGGTAAAATAAAATTTCATTGTCAAATTTGTTCTCTCTCAAAAGGAAATGATAAGTTTTATAGATTTTGGCTTATTGCAAGGTTTCATGTGTTTTTACATGAAATTGTTGGCAGGTTTAATCATTGGAGAACAAAAGGTGTTAAACCTGAGCTACCAGGAAAAGACATTAACAAAAAAGAATTTACCGAGCTTAAAGATTTAAGAGATATTATACTCAAAACTCGTACTGACGAAATATATTATTCTCCAGATAAATACAACAAGCTAAAACAACAATTTGTTAATTATACAAGCGAATCTTGTCTTTGGAGAAAAAATATATTGGAAGAAAACTTTATATTTAAAGGGACAACGATAATTTGCGACCATGTCTAAATAAAAAGGGAGAGCTATTAAGCATTGAAGATATTGAGTTGTTTAAAAAATGTTTATGGCTTGTAAAAACAAACCTGTATTACCAAATATAATTACGAATTATTAAAATAGACAGAGATAAAAAGATTGAGTTTAATGTATGTAAAGAATGTAATGAGGTAGAATGGATAATTTCTAATAAATAATTTAATCGGATACAAACAGCCCTGAGAGATCAGGATACTTTAAGCCCGATATTGACGATAAAAGCAAAAAAATTGCTTCGTTGGTATCGGGTTTTTTATTTTAACAATTAAACTTGAGGACACCCATAGAGAGACCCAAAAGGGACAAATCTCAAATGGCCTCGAAGGAGAGAACAATGGCAGAAGAAAACAAATCAGGCGATGTAAGTGATGAGAACGGTAATGAGGGTGATGAAAACTATCTTGGTTCATGGAAAACAAAAGAAGCCGCTGAGGTAGGGCTTCAGAACATGCAGACCATGCTTGACAATCAGGGTAATGAAGTGGGTGCTTTGAGAAAGCAGAATGAGTTTACACAGAAGGTTATTGAAGATCTTCAAGTTGAACGAGCTGCTGCTCAACAAGAACACACCGGACTCCCGAATTACGATCAAGAG